TTCTGAAGGAACATTCACTTCCACAATTACTGGTGCGACTGCATTGTCAACGGAAGGTACTTACACTCTTGCATCTACTGGTGCGATGATACATGATACTGCGGCAACACTGAATATTGGTTCGGGCGGTGCAATGAACTTAGATGGTTCTACTGTTGACTTGAATACTAACGGAAGAAGTGCGGTTTCAATTGTACCTGTAGTTCCAATCATTCCTCGTGCAACACCAACACCAGCGGTTATCGGTATTGCGCCCGCACCTACGTTCCATGATTCGGGAGATGTTGCAAACGGAATTAAGAAGTGGAGTATTAGTATTGATGAATATGATACGGATGGTTTCGTAACAAATATTGAAGCACCGAAACAAGCGGAAGTACTTGAACCTCTTGCATTCGTTCCTCTTGCAGACGCAGATGAATTTTACGCAAGTGATGATGAAGAGAAGAGTGAAGATGAATTGAAGTCAGCGGTAACGTCTGGTGAAATCAAACCAACATCATTTGCTGATTACTCTTACAATGCATTGACAGGAAAGATTAATACTTCGGGTGCATCTCGTAGAGTTCTGTCGCAACCTCGTATTCCAGATGAAGGTATTGAACATGACGACCCTCAAGCGGGCAACTATTCAATTACTCCAGAGTCATCTTCTGCAAGTCCTACACCAGAGACTACACCTATTGAAAACTATGATGATGCTGGTGATTATGTCGGAAGTGTAAATTACAGTTTACCTCTATCATCGAATTATACTCTTGGACAACTATCTGCACATTCTATTGTCGCAAAGTCTCCAATTCCAAAGGGTGGTAATGAAGGTAAGAAACAACAAGAGATTATTGATAACCTTAAAACATTAGCGGTGAATGTTCTTGAACCAATCAAAGCACAGTATCCTAATGTTATGGTAACAAATGCATTTAGAAATAGAAGTGGTACTTCTCAACACAACACAGGTAATGCTGTAGACTTACAGTTCTCTGGTATTCCTAAGAGTTCTTATTATGATATTGCTATTTGGATAAGTGAAAATGTTCCACATGACCAACTATTGTTAGAATACAAAAATACAGGAAGTGGTAATCCTTGGATTCACATTTCATTAAAAGAAAGCGGTAACAGAGCGCAAGTTATGACCTTCCACAATCACAGAAGATACGGTGAAGCTGGTAAGTTGTATAATCTTGCGTAGGAGAGAGTATGCCAGCAATTAGTCGAGTGGGATTAGATACGCATGTTGGACATGCATCCCCCACACCAAACCCTTTTCACCAAACTCCTTATGCGGTTGGTTCTCCAAACGTGAACTGTAACGGAGCTGCGGTTGTTAGAATCGGTGACACTACAGGTTGTGGTGACCCAGCGGTAGGTGGAAGTGGTACGGTTAAGGTTAATGGTATAGGTGTACACAGGGTAGGCGATGGTACTGGTGGACATGGAAGTTGGGTGCCGAATGCATCTGCTTCTGGTTCTGGTAATACCTCGGCTGGTGGATAAATTAATATAAGGAAATCAAATGTGGTATACATTGATAGCAACAATAGTCGTATTAAATGCGGCAATAACTTATGAGGACGTAATCAATGATTCTGCTCCAGCGCAGTTTATACAAAGTATAAACTTTGAGCTTGCGGATGACAAGTGGGTATGGGCTCCAATAGTTAAGACATAAAGGGGTAAGATATGTACGAGTATAGATGTAAAGTAGTAAAGATAGTGGACGGCGACACAGTTGATGTAGATATCGACTTGGGTTTCGGTGTGTGGTTGAAGAAAGAACGTATTCGTATGTTTGGAATTGACACACCAGAAAGTCGTACAAGGGATTTGGACGAAAAGAAATATGGATTGATGGCAAAAGATTATATCACCAAGTTATTGGATGATGAAGGTGGTATTGTTCTCAAAACAAGAAAGGATGCAGAAGGTAAGTATGGACGTATCCTTGGAGAGTTATGGAGAACTACAGACTTTGCTGATACATCAATTAATGACTTAATGATTAAGAATCATCATGCAGTGAGTTACCACGGTCAATCGAAAGAAGATATCGCAGAACAGCATATTAAGAATCGTGACTTGGTAGTTCCGTTATAAATAACTGTAGGAGAATACTATGGCAGTTAACATTAGCAGAAGCACAAACATTTTCAAAGACATTAGCTTGTCCTTTGCAAAGCATCCTGTTACTGGCGATATCGCTAGACTGTCAGACGTTGACGCAGTTAAGAGAAGTGTAAGGAATCTGATTAATACAAATTTCTATGAAAGACCGTTTCATCCAGAGATTGGTTCAGACATTCGTGCTACATTGTTTGAACCTGTCTCACCCTCAACTGCAAATCTACTTGCAAGACATGTAGAAGATTGTATAACAAACTTTGAACCTAGAGCAGAACTGTCGAATGTAATTGTTAGAGGTGATATCGACCAAAATCGTTATGAAGTAACCATAGAGTTTTATGTGGCTAACAGTCCAGCAGAACTACAGGCATTGGATATATTTTTAGAGAGACTAAGATAAATGGCAACAAAATTACAAGTCACTGAGTTGGACTTTGATGATATCAAAAACAATCTCAAGACATACATGAAAAACCAAACAGAGTTTACGGACTACAATTTTGAAGGTTCGGGACTCTCTACTATCATCGACTTACTTGCATACAATACGCATTACTTAGCGATGAATGCAAACATGGCAGTCAATGAAGCATTCTTGGATACTGCAACCCTACGTTCTTCGGTAGTCTCTCACGCAAAGACTTTGGGTTATACTCCACGTTCTGCAAGAGCGCCAATTGCTTATGTTGATGTAACACTTAATTCTTTTACAGGTGGTTCAGCAACAATCGCAAAGGGAACTAAGTTTACTACAAAGGTAGATGGTTCAACATATGGATTCGTTGTGAATGCAGCTCAAACTGTTTCACCTGTAAACGGTATTACACGTTTTGTTAATCTACCAATCTATGAAGGTACACTAGTTACTGCAAAGTATACTGTAGATAGTGCGAACCTTGAGAAGAAATATATGATTACAGATGCTCGTGCAGACACAACAACATTAAAAGTTTCGGTACAGAATTCTGTATCAGATGTTACGACAACAACTTATACTCTTGCAACTGATATATCACAGGTTACTAAAACATCAAATGTATATTTCTTACAAGAGATTGAAGATGGAAAGTTTGAGGTTTACTTTGGAGATGGTGTTGTTGGTAGCAAACCAAGTGATGGTAATATTGTTAGTTTAGAATATATTGTTACAAATAAAGATAAAGCAAATGGCGCAAGTGTATTCAGTGGTACTAGTGTTGCTGGTGAATCTGATGTTACAGTTGCAACTCTTGTATCTGCATCTGGTGGTGCAGAACCAGAAACTATTCAATCAATTAAATATAATGCTCCTTTGGATTATTCGTCACAAGGTAGAGCAGTAACAACTCAAGATTACAAAACAATTGTACCACAAGTATATGCTGACACAAAAGCAATTCAAGTGTGGGGTGGTGAAGATAATAACCCACCAAGATATGGACAAGTATATCTTGCAATTAAAACAAACTCTGGTGTGAACTTAACACAAGGACAAAAAGATAGTATTGTTAAACTATTAGATGGTTATAATATTGCATCTGTTCGTCCAACTATTGTTGACCCAGAAACAACAAAGATACGTTTGAATACAGCTATTAAGTTTGATACCAAGTCAACTACAAAGACTGCAACAACAATCGAAACTGATGTAACAAATGTAATAACAAATTATAACACAACTGACTTAGAACAGTTCGATGGCATCTTTAGATTCTCAAAACTATCACGTTTAATTGATAATGCAGATTCATCTATTCTTTCAAATATCACAACATTGAAATTTGAAAAAACAATCACTCCTGTTCTTAATACACCATCACAATACATATTAGATTTTTCTAATGCACTATACAATCCTCACAGTGGACACAACTCTGCGATGGGTGGTATTGTGCAGTCTACTGGTTTTACTATTGCTGGTAATTCAAATACAATATTTCTTGACGATGATGGTGCTGGGAATATTAGAACTTATTATGTAGTGGGTGGTACTACAAGAACATATATTAGTTCCACAGCAGGAACTATTGACTATGCAAATGGATTAATTACTATACCATCATTGACTATTACTGGAACTTCAAATTCAAATGGAACAGTGCAACTTGTAACTCAACCAAAATCAAATGATATTGTCCCTGTAAGAAATCAACTATTGGAAATAGATTTTACAAATACAACGGTAACTGCTGAAGTAGATACTATTGAGTCTGGTGGTTCATCTGCTGGAACTGGATACTCTACTACTTCTTCATATTAAGGTTTAATAAATGTCGGGGAATCATCCTACATTAAAGAATAAGGTATCACCTCACTTAGAGTCACAACTTCCAGACTTTGTTCGGGAAGACCACGCCCTCTTTTCTTTATTTCTAAAATACTATTATGAGTTTCTTGAAGCAGGTGAGTTAACACTTACTGGTTCAAACGAATATGTTATTGAAGAAACTCTTACTAACAATTTTATTCTTAGTGAAGATGAAGAGAAGGTTGTTCTAGAATCATCTACAGGTAAGTTTGTTGTTGGTGAAACTATTGTCGGTACAAACAGTAAAGCAACTGCTCGTGTTCTCGTAGATGACTTTGATAATAACAATCGTTTATTCATTACATCACAACAACTATTTGAAACAGGGGAAACTGTAACAGGTTCTACTAGTGGAGCAGTATCTACAGTATCATCTTATCGTGCAAACCCTGTACAAAATATTCAACAACTTCTGGAATACGCAGACGTTGATAACACAGTTTATTCTTTCCTTGATAAGTTTAGAGATTCCTTTATGGAAGCAATGCCTAACACGGTTGCAGATGGTCTCTCAAAAAGAAAACTTATTAAGAATATCAAAGACATGTATGCTGCAAAGGGTACGGAGAAAGGGCACAAATTATTCTTCCGTATTCTATTTGATGAAGAAGCATCA